TCCCGGTATAGGTGAACGTACCGTCGACGATGTTGGCCGTCGTGAATACGCACACGGGATCGGCCGGCATGTCGGCGCTGAAGGTGAGCGTACCGCCGCTCCAGAAAAGCAGACCGTTAAAAATACTGGCGAACTGCTGCAGTAGCTGGATCGCGTCGGCGCGGGTCTGGATATAGCAGTTGCACGTATAGCGCGGTTCCCACCCGCCGAAGCCGTTCGGCACCATTGCATCGCAGTACTGGCCGATCGCGTAGAGCGTCCACTTGTCGACGAACTCGGGCGAGAGATACGCGCCGAGCCCGAAGCGCTCCGTAGTCGCGAGGTCATAGAGTATCCAGGCGGGGTTATCGGTCCACGCGATCTTGAACGTCCCGTCCCAGACACCGACATACAGCCGGTTCACCTGATCGTAATTCGACGGCACCTGGACGCGGCGCAGCTTGCAGTCGAAAGACAGCTTCGGGATCGCCTTGAATGTCGCCGCGTCGACCTGAACCCCGCACAGTGCCGTATACGGATACATCAGCGTCGAGTCGACGATCTCGGTCATCGACTCCCAGTTAAAGGCGTTCTGTATGTTCGCCGCGGTAGAGTCGGGCGTAAGTCGACGAACGCGGATATCGTACGTCCCGCCAGCCGCGCCGAAGCGCGCGAGCGACAGACGGTACGAACGCTGATAGCGGCTCGTCGTTTTGCCCGTGACCGTGTCGACGTACATCTGAACCCAGCCGCCCGAGTTACGCTGGAGATCGATCGCAAGCTGGACGCTCGTCCCGTTGATGTCGCCAGTGTCGGGGTCCTGGTTGGTCATGACAGGAAAGCCGAGCGTGACGCGGATCGCCGTGATGTTCGGGTTCGTGAGACTCCGCACGACAGGCGCATCGGCCTTGACCGGGACGCCGACAGCCGTCTCGGATTCAGACGCAGAGAAGCCGGGGATCGGTGCCTGATTAGGTGTACCCGTACGCCAGTCGATCGCGGCGCCCACGAAGTTCCACGACCCGTCCGCGTTCGCGAGCGGCGTGTCATCGCAGAAGATACCTTTCGCGTCGCCGACGATTTCCTCGATCTCGCCCTCGGATAGTACGTTGATCACGCGCGCGTACTGCGTCGAGATCAGCGTGTTGGGTGCCTCGGTCGGCGAGTGCGCAGATCCGCCGCCGCCGCCCTTGCCGCCGCCGCCGCCGCCCGCGCCGATGACTGGTAACAAGCGGTTAGTCATCAGTTCACCATGATCTCGTTGTTAGTCGAGAAGCCGACGCTGACAACCTGCGAGCCGATGATCATACGACCGTACCCGAGCGGTACGGGACCGCCTTGACCCATCGTATTCACTGCGCCATTGAACGCGAGATTAGGCGTGTTGTCCGGCTTTTCGGGCGTCGCCCCCGGAGATGGTTGCCGCGGAGCCAGCATCTGCGCGACGCCGCTCATGGCGAGCGCGAGACCCATCGAGATCATCGCGGGCGCGAGCGTCCCGCCCGAGATAACGCCGATCGCCACGAATGCGATACCCGCAATGATCTTGCCGAACGAGCCCGCGCCCTGCACGAGCGGAACGATCTTGAGTACGCCACGCGAGAGCGGATAGTAGATGTCGTTCTCGTCATAGTCCTGATGCGGACCGCGAACAAGGAACTGCTGCGCGCTGTGATCGCGGAACCACGGCGCGAGCCCGCGAAGCTGGACGCATAGCGCGTGGACCGCTTCACGCGGACTGCGTACGTCGAGCACGAAGCGCCGGCCAAAGCGCGCGCGCAGTTCGCCATAGAAGATTACCGTGAGCATGGCTCGCCTCCGATGAATGCGCGATGGCGTAGCACGGCCGTCGTGCGTCGCTGATAGAACTCCTGATACGCCTCGCGCCGCGACAGATGCTCGATCAGATGATGAAGGATCACGCCGTGCCCGAGATAGACGGCCATATGGTTTTCGCGCGGCGCGCGGATCTGCATCAGGATCAGGTCGTGCTCCTGTAGCGTCTCGCGCGGGACTTCGCTAAAGCCTTCGCTCTTGAAGTTCTGCCGGTAAAGGTCGGGACCGTTCGCGTTTTCCCACCAGCCCCATGAACGGCGGTAGTCACTGAGCACGATGTTCTGCGTCGCGTAGTAGTCGCGCACGAGCGCATAGCAGTCGTGGACGCCATGCACGAAGGGACGACCGATCAGCGGCGCGACGAAGCCGGCCGGTCGCGTGATCGTATGCGAACCGGTCGGATAGTTGACGATCAGCCACGGGAGCATCGTCTGCTCGATACCGGTACGGTCCGCGAGCGAAGGCTCGGGCGGTTCGTAGCAGTGCGAGTGAACGATCGCCATGACCGTGCCCGTATCTTCGGCGCGCGCGTAGTCGGTCGGATTGATGATGAAGTGTTCGGTTCGTCCTGCGAGGTTTTCGCACGCGATGTAGGTCAGCGAGTCGCGCTCCTGTACCGCGAGTCCGCAGCACTCGCGCGGCGCTACGGCTTCGGCGTGGATACACACATAAGGTACGAGCGCGGCGAGATCGTCGTCGGTCATGTTCATGTCCTGTACTGGCCCGCACCGGGGAACCCGCCGAACGGCATCCAGCCGGCGCCGAAGCGTAGCTTGCAACCTGACAGATGCTTGGAGCAGACGTCCTGCGCCGGATCGCTGGTCGGGTTGTCGTTGATGTCGGCGACGGGTGGACCTGCGTAGCCGCAGCCGTCGCCGCGATATCGCCACGGACAGGCGTTCGTGATGACCTGCCTTCCGGGTAGCTGCTTGCCCTCGACATCGAACGCGGTCGCGAGTTCGAATTCGACGACGTCGAGTGATTCGCGCGTTTTCTGGTTGACGAAAAAGATATCGTCCGGGAGATACGTGTTCGGGTCCGCGTACGGATTGCCGTTCGCGAAGTTGGCCGCGTCGAGATAGCGGATCAGCGTACGCTTGCGGATTACCTTCGCGCCGACCATATCGCCGTACATGCGGCATAGCGCACTGATCACGCCCGTGACGTTCGAAGCCGCGAAGTGCGGACGCGGTAGCGTGCCCTGGCTTTTCCACTCGAAGCCAGTCGCCTGGATGGGATAGCGCGTGTACGTGATGCCCTGCCAGATCACGTCCGATTCAAGCTCGTTCGTGCCGGCGTGAAAGTACAGTAGCGGGTCGGGCGCGTTGAAGCGCGAGAGGTCGAGCACGAATAGCTCGACGAGCGTACCCGGTTCAAGCTGCTGGAGATCGCCCTTGATGCTCATTCGAACACCTGCTCGAACTTCATCTGTACGCCGCGTAGCCGCTCGCCCGTATAGACCATATCGCCGTAACTGCCCGACCACGATGGACAGATAACGCTTTGCGCCGTGTCCGTGCGCGGCGGTGTCCAGTTGAATACCTCGACACCGTTACGCGCTTCGAGGAACGCGAGCACCGCGTCGTATGTTTTCCCGTCGAGGTTCTTCATCTCGACGGTCCACTTGTGCATCTGCGTGTTGATACCGGCTGGACGTCGCTGCGCGTAGCCGTCGCCGAACTGCGCCTTGATGATGCGCGGCTCAAGCTCGAACGAAGCCGACGTCACGCACCAGTCGAAGATCGGACCGGCCGCGCGCGGCGTGCGCAAGGCGTCGGGTAGCACGGGCAGATACAGGCTCGTGAGCGGGCGCACCGGCTGCTGCGGCGGATATAGCGGGACGCTGGGCGCGGGCGGAAGCGGAACGATGGGATCACTCATGATGCGAGCAAACCTCCCGTACGTTTTTCGTTAACGATAGTCTGCTTGACCACCGCCGAGATACGCTTGCCGAGTTCGATGGCGCGATCGTTATCGGCCTTCGTATCCTCGGTATCGCGGTTGCCGTCGCGGTGCATATGAACGTTGACCTGTATCCCGCCATTGCCCAGGCCGTTACCCGCATCCGTCGCGATCGTGCCTGCCACGTTCGGGATGAAGTACTCCTTGCGGCCGGGCAGTTCGTTGACCTGATACAGCTGGCCGGGCGAGACAGGCCCGCCACTCATGCGGCCGGTTGCGCCGCCGATCATGCTCGCGAAGAAGCCGCCCGACGAGAAGCCGCCGCTGATCGAATTGAACATCGGCTTGATCACGTTCTGATAGACGAGCATCTTCGCGAGGTCCTTCAGCATCGACGCGACCATCTCGCTAAACGACTGCGACGCGTTCTGTGTGCCGAACACGAAGTCGACAAAGGCATCGCTCGATTTTTTACCGAAGCCCTCGATCGCGCTCTGTATGTCCTTCAGCTGCTGCTTCATCGGGTCCATTCCGCTCTGCGCCTGTTCGAGCGTGTCGGCCGCTTTCTTGACGTTCTTCGTGAAAGTGTCCTGACTGATCGCACCCGCCTCCAGCAGCATGTTCAGTTCGTCGATGGTCTTCGCATAGGCGATCGTCGGATCGACCGCGGCGGTGTACGCGTCGGCGAGGTTCCACATTGCATCAGCCTTGTCGATGTCGGCCTTGAGCGTTTTCTGCGCGTTCGCGTATTCGAACGCGGCCGCGCTCTGCGCGTTTTCCTCTGCCTGCTTACGCGCGGCGATCGCGGTGGCCGCGTCGATGTTGGCCTGCGCCAGCGCCTTAAGATTCTCCTGCTGCTGCTTCGTGAACGTCTGGAATTTAGGATCGGTCAGTAGCTGCTGCATCTCGTCGCCATCGGCCTGCGTCGCGCGAAGTTTGTCCTGTAGCTGCTTGAGCATCTGCGCGTATTCGTCGACACCCTTCGCGGCCTTCTTGTGCGCCGCCGCGTTTTTCTCAAGCTGGCCCGTGTAGTCCATCACGGCCTTGCCCGA